TCCGTCCGAATAGCAGGGATAGTACGGATGCACATGATGCAGCGGTCAAAAAAAACAATCCCTGGGGTGGTGGTGCCGTCTCCATGATCACGGATACGAGTCAAAAGCCTGATCCCGTTGGTTCCTCTTGATCTCTTGTCGGCCTTTGTCCAAGTTACGCCGTTGGCGGCCATGGCCTGCGCCTTTGATCGACCAGTATCTCCCCTGTCTTCCCACAACTGGGTGTCGGCAGGGCCTGTAATCAGGGATCTGTCTCCTTCCCAGAGGCCCATACCTTCTTCTATGCCACGGATCTCCTTCGCAACCTGGATGTCGTGTTTTCTTATAAAGGCATGCTCTCTAACAACGAAGATGTTCTCGTCGTCATCCATAGCAAACCATCCCACTACTCCTGTGGTTTTATACCCCCAATCCATCGACCGGAATATCTTCCAGTGAGAGGGGATGGAAAAAGGAGAGCACACGTGGAGCCTACTGTTCCAGTCCTCTCCATAATAAGACCCTGCCTGAGCGTACCAATTTCCAAAAAGGAGAGCCTGCTTAATGTATTCAGACTTTCCTCTCAGGGTTTTCTCGTAACTTCTCACAAACTCTTTGTCTGGGTTGTCGTACAGCGTGGCAGGAAGATATATCTTAGTGTTATACTCGATAGACCCATCCCCCATGACTATCTTCTTCCTAAGAGTCTTCCTCCCTGCCGGGGCCGGATCGACGAAGTATTTCCGGACCCACTGAGGATCGCTAACAGAAATCCTCTCGTTTTCAGAGATGGTTTGCATGGGGTTGCTCATCGACCGGACTTTTAACATATTTATCAACACGGGGTCGCCTGTTCGGCACCTACCGCTAATATTCTCGTACTGAGGCCACTCAAACTGGATTAGCTCGTCGAAGCTAATGTGTGTAAACTGGTTCGAGAAAAATTGTTGCCACGAGTTTGGGTCCTTGCAATGACCGAACCTGACCTTGTATCCGCTACTAAAGGTAAAGGTGGTGGCGGTAGACGCCGATGACCCTGCCCCTGAATAATGGACGTCGTTGTCAACATGGCGGAATATGCGGAGAGCACGATCCAGTGACTCGTCTAGCATGTTGCTGTTTCTTCTTAGATGAAGAGCCTTGCCTTCGGACTCTCCCCAAGGATGATAATGAGGGTTGTTTCGGTCTTCACAACGCCTATGCTCCGTGATGATTTGAGGCAAAGGGTCGGCCACCAGAACCAAAGACTTCCCAGGTCCTGCGGCGCCGGCGCCCAGCGCCTCGTCCACTATCAGGGAATGATACTCTTTACCCCATGAACTGGGTTCATATAAGGGCTTCGGGTCCGACAAGTTCTATGTCTCCCTTGAGATGTGCCACACTACCCCGTCAGATATGAGTTCCATGTATCCATACGTCTGGACCAAGGTCTGAGTAGCCGCTCCGTCTATTGTCTCACCTGTCTGAGCGTTGAGGATGACGTTGACAGCGGCAGCTCCTCCTTTTTTTACCAACAGGAATTGGTTCTTGAAGTTCTCTGCGTAAGGCAGGGTGATGTCCAAAGCTGTATCCGTACAGAGGATGACTCGGTCGGATGTCAAGACGTCGTAGTCGGCAGAAATCGTCGTGACATTTCCTCCTACTCGATTGACCTCTCTAACGAGCTCTCTCAATAGTGGGGTAAACTCTCTATTTATTGCCGTCAGTAAGCCGTCCTTTTCTACCGTTCTTTCCCTTATTTGCTTTTCGATAATCGCCATCTATACCTCATGTTCTATTAAAGTATTCATGATACGGTGGAACAACAGCTCTCTTACCGGAGAGCCTTTCGGGCCTGTATTCATCCATTCTATTCTTTTTTCAGGAGGTAGCTCGAGCCATTCCCTCCTGGCTTCCGAATGCCGTCCTAGGATAGAGCACAGCTTTCTGTCCGCCTCGTAGGCGACCTGGACAAGCAACGTCTTGGGATGAGCCGTCGACGTCGACATTCTTTTCCATTCCCCTTGACGATGTGGGACGACATAGTCTTCTTCGGGTCGGTCATACCTAATGCTGTCCACACCGTTTCTGACAACGCTATATCCTCGGTCTCCAGTCATCGCATGCTGGTAATAGACTCTGTCTTTTTCCGGGAGATCTTTCATCGTTTTGGCTCAATGTCATCAGGTGCAGGTTGTTTTTTTTGATGTTTTGCGCGTGCTGAGATCCTCTTCTTTTTTTTGCACTTGCAATCCTTTCCACACTTCTTCTCATCAGTCATCCTTCATCCTCCTTCATATCCACGATGTCATAGTCCTTTGGAGGCAACTCCATCTTTACCAGAGTCACATTCAGGTTTTTTGGACCCGCCTTCTCAGCTGCCCTCGCTCTGATGATGCCAATTGCGACTTTTGTTGCAGTAGATATCCCAATAGGGGCTTCCTTGGCTGTTAGCCAGCCTGCCCTCGCTATTCGATGGCGTTTTTCCGCAGCTATCTTGCCAAAGTCCTTTATCCACTCCTCAGGGACAGTGTTTAGATCGGATGGGTCCAACTCGGCAAAAGCACATGTCCCTCCCACCACATCCAAGACCCCCTCGTACAGTCGATCCTCTACTCCCTTAAGAGCGGCTTGCTGGACCTCTGCGGCGGTTAAGGATGTTTCTTTCCGTTTTATTACCTTGTTATCACTCATGACACTACCTTAGACTATTCGGCGGCCAGAAGCAACCCTTGCCAGATTGCTGTTAAAAAAGTGGTCCCAACAAACGATGCAGTCGTCTTTGCTTGCTAGATACCTTGAACAAAAACAATCAAAAGGAGGGGTCACAGCTCCTTCCATAGTTAGTTTTCCCAATTTATCAAGCGCGCCTAAGTAATTCTCTTTACAAGTTCCACAATCTTCAAGTTGACACTCTTCTCCAGCCGGCCCAGAGAAAAACTCAACAACTTTACCCCACGATAGTTTCATCCAACTCTCCTGCTTTCTTTTTTAGCAAATATCTGGAGGTTGCCAGTATTGCCTCGTTTTTATCCAAACATCTCCATTGACTAACAAAAACCATTACCCCCGGGCGCTGGGCGTACTTCATCCAGTAAGCCGCTATCTCCAAAATATTCTTCTGGCCATCATTGGCTAAAGCACCTGTCTCCTGCAAAGCGTCTTCTATGATCTTTATCCCACCACCGATGATGTTCGACGGATCTCGCCGACAATCCTTCTCCAGAAACAAATAAGTGAAGCAGCCTCTCATTATTTGGGGGAAACACTGCTCTTTCTCCGCTTTTCCCACAATCCCTTCCCATCTTTTCTTCATCGGCCCGTACGCTGAGCATTTAGAGCCATATACCGTCCCTCTAGCGTCTATAATCTCATTAAGCCCAGGTAAAGGCCCATCCACCCATAGTTTTACAAAATCAGAGTCACTCATCTATGTCTTCCTTCGTGAGTTCACATTTTTTGCAATAATCATCCCCTTTAGTGCCGAGAAACGTCTCTCCGCATCCCATGCACAACTCTACATCTCCTGGCTCTGGCTCTTCTTCCTCAAGAGGAGACTGCGAAGGAGGAATCGGCAGGGGAGCGTACCATACCGAATATTCGTGCTGCACATATCCTACTTTCCCTAACATTTTCTCTACCCCCTCTCGCTGAGCTAATACAACTGGATGTTTTCCAAGGATACACCCCAATCCCTTGGCCGCAGCCAACCCCAGCTTCATCGCTCGCATTATCTCCCCAGGAGAGAGGCCCGGACGGAGCTGCATATGCTCCAAAAACATCCAAGGCCCATCGGTCAAGTATATGCATACCCCAGCGGCCAAACCATGCTCGTCATTTACCATTATCGCCTGCTTTGGAGGGGTGGGGATGGCCAGACCTTTTTCCTGGAACCATTTTGCATACACGTTCCAATTCTCGTACGTCATCGGTGCTACATACATGTTGATTACCCCCTCCGAAAGTGTATACTGTAAACCATGGTGTACGATTTTACAATGCTAGAGATAAGTAAATTCCTCGGAATCAAAAGGCGAACAGCCATCAACGTGGCCCGAAAGGCTGGGGTAAATCTAACCATCACAGAAACTTCTCCATACTGGTTGCGTCGAATAACAGAAGAAGAAGCAATGCTAGTAATAAAAAAGTATAGAGAACTAGAGGGAGCCAAGCTCTTTCGTTAACGGCGTCACGCACCCTCGCCCAATAATACCATCTATAAAATACAAACTCATACTTCAGCGATCGAATGTTGTTCTTTATCTCTTTACACCACTTGCTATTCAAAATAAACCTTCCCTTCTAAACAACGCCCCGTATGAGTCCGGGGCCACGACTTCCACAGTGTGCTCGTTTTTTGGTAGCCAGGTTTTTTCGAAAGTACTCCTCTCGGCCTTTCATGAGCCCCTATGCTCATAAACTTTATCTATCTTTCAGCTTCGCTATCCTTATCCGGTTTATTTTTTCGGTAAGGGTCGTTCTGTTTAGTTTTAATATCCTGGCGGCTTCGGCTTTGATATAGTTGGCTCTCTTCAACGCCTGTTCTATCAAGGATTCTTCGTAGTTTCTTACTTCCTTCGCCAGATCCATCCCCTCCACAGGAAGGGCAGGGTATATCAGCGCCTTAGCAACAGGCGTGAACCTTCCACACCAGTCTTTTATCCTACGCTCTAAAGGGACTCTTTTGATCTTGCACTCTCCCCTATCATTCGAGCCCTCCTCGAAGTAATAACATACCCTACACTCTTCCTGTTTCGGTCCCATCTCAATCTCCTCTAAAAAGGTGCCGCCTCTTCGACTTCCTTCTTTCCGCAAGTCGCCATGTGGAAGTTAAAATATGTATTCGGAACGGCTATTTTTTTTCCATATTCCTCACCTGGTTCAGGAGAGCATTTCTCCACCTTCCACAATGTTACTGGTTCAAAATCCATCAGCATATACTTTCCGGATCTGTGATGAGTGGCCCAGAAAACCTCAGCACCACATTTCTTACATACACTTCTTCCCTCTCCATTAGTCATTTATCCTCCGATCTATATTCTTCACATGCCGCAGCTATCGCAAGCACGGCTGGTTTCCACTGCAGCCACCATTCCAGCACTTCGACGTCCATCGCATCAATCTCCGCATCCGTAAACGCCTCCCATTCCTCCGTCAGGTGGCGCTCGCAACCAAGCAGGATAACCGTTCTCTGGATATGCCCCCACCCCCACGGAGTGACTATCACAGCGTCAGTGACTGGAAGATAGGTGTAATTCAGATCCGTAAGGCGAAGACTGGTGCCAACCAGATTCGCGCCACGCAAGTTGGTGCCGCACAGCTTCGCGCCAGCCAGATCGGCGTCGATCAGGTTGGCGGCGATCAGGCGCGCGTCGATCAGGTTGGCTTCGATCAGGTTCGCGTCGATCAGATTCGCGTTTTCCAGTCTTGCGCCCTGCAGTTGCGCGCCCTGCAGTTGCGCGCCTTCCAGGTTCGCGCCAGCCAGGTTGGCGCCCTGCAGGTTGGCTCCGTACAGGATGGCGCCTTCGAGGTCAGCACCAGGCTTGATATCATATCCGTTAACTCTCATTCTTAATCTCCGCTCGGTCATAGAAAAGCCTCATGACAGTAAGAAAATCCTTCTTGGTCATGAGAGGCTGAGCGAGTCGTGCGCCCACAAGGAGAGGGAGTAAGGCTTCTCCAAATTTCTCGTCTGTCGCGATTTTCTGCGATACCGCATCACCCTTTTCGTTCATTCTCTTTCCCCTTTCAATGGTTACTATGACCCTTTGTCAAATATTTGTCAACCCGATTGTTTCGGTTTCAGGACGATTCAGAAAGGGCCTCTAGGAGCCATTCTCAGGCCCTTGAATCTCAAACCTATACAATGGGGCATCCTTTCAGTCGAGGGTTCCGAAATGCCCACTCTACTATGGGTTTCTGAGCCTTGTATGGCATGTATGAGTATAGCGGACACTGCGGATTCCCACAGTCGGTTTTCCCATCGTCGTAAAAGCCACAGCAGTCATGGCACTTGGCGAGTATCGCATTCTTACGTGTAATCTTTTTCATTACCCCTCCAAATTTTCCAGGTTATATACATGTAGCTAACCGTTAGCTACAGTTAACTACCCGGTAACTACAGTAAACTATACTTACCAGGGTTAATATATATTACTATACTAACCAAGTCTAATAGGAAAATGTTGGTTAGTGCATTAAAGTTATATATATTAATATATTTTAAGTTGTTTGTATTAATATATATTAATTATATATATATATTAATATACATAACTAGTTAACTACATGTATATAACCTCTGGCAAAAATGTAGGGTATCATCCCACTGTCTCTGCGGTATAACTCTCGCTTATACCTCTCCGTGTCTCATGTTTTCTCAATGATCTCAGGCACTTCCCTTCATCATTCGTGATACTTTGTCCTCGAGGATGTCTCCCAGGGTTTCACAGCTCTCAAGGCTTTCTGTAATCCCTTTATAAAGCACCCACCCCCTCACGAAGCAAAAGAGGGCTCAAAAACCATCAGCATTTCCTCCCTATTGGACATGGAAAACCTAATGATTCCGCATAGGGGTATCCTAGGTGATACGGTGTCATGAAGACATTTTTTATTTTTTTTGGATTTTTTCTGGCTGCTCAGGCCATATGCATGCCCGGGGGGAGGCCCCCTAGGTATGCGGCCCCTTACACAGTGTCCATGCGCTTCCATTTCCCCACACGAGTCAAGGCTGAGCGTATCATGATTGGGACAGGATGATTACGGCGCAGTAAGTGTGGCAAAAATGATACAGTGTACACTGAGTGTACAGGGGGTGTACAATGAATGTACAGGGGTACATCTGTTCAGTGTGGCGTCAATGACACAGTGGCCCCTGGTTTTAGCACCACCACCCCTGGATATTGACGGTGGCACACAATGGCACATGTCTCATTTGGGAGGAGTGAGACACTTTTGGAGAAGTCTACTTATTGTAGATTGTGTCACGGATGATACCTTGAGCATTGCAGATGTGAACGAT